TTGGAATTAATGTGTATAGCAATGATCCTGCAACATTACCTCACAACGAAGAAGAGTTGGCTTTACGAATGCAATTAGAATACAAACAATCTATAGAAATTGCACAGGAGCAGGCTATTCACGTTGTTTTAAATACTAATAAATATGACCTATTAAAAAGACGTATTAATTATGATTTAACTGTAATTGGTATTGGAGCGACAAAAAATACATTTAATAAAGCTGAGGGAATTAAACTAGAGTATGTTGACCCCGCTAATTTAGTATATTCATATACAGATTCACCTTATTTTGATGATATATATTATATTGGAGAAATAAAAAGTGTTACATTAAATGAATTAAAAACACAATTTCCTGATTTAGATAATGAAGAACTTCAAAAGCTTAGTAAGCAAGGAAGTCAAACTTCTGCTGCTCATAATAGGTTTATAAATGAGGACAGTACATTAGATGCAAACACAATACAAGTTTTATATTTTAATTTTAAAACATATAAGAACGAAGTATTTAAAATAAAGAAAACAGCAACAGGTGCTGATAAAGCTTTAGCTAAAAATGATCAATTTAATCCTCCTAAGGATAAAAGAGCTGATTTTGAAAAAGTTTCTAGGTCTGTTGAAGTTATATATGATGGTGCGTTTGTAATTGGTGTTGGAAAATTACTTAAGTGGGAAATGGCTAAAAATATGACGCGCCCAAAAAGTGATACGTCTAAAGCTATGTTTAATTATAGCGTTGTAGCACCAAGAATATACAAAGGAAGAATTGAATCTTTAGTTAGTAGAATTACAAGTTTTGCTGATATGATTCAATTAACACATTTAAAACTACAGCAAGTATTGTCAAGAATGATTCCTGATGGAGTCTATTTAGACGCTGATGGCTTGGCTGAAATAGATTTAGGAAATGGAACAAATTACAATCCTCAAGAAGCATTAAATATGTTTTTCCAAACAGGTAGTGTAATTGGTAGATCTTTAACAGCCGACGGAGACATGAATGCGGGCAGAATGCCTATTCAAGAGCTAACCTCTAATGGTGGTAATAATAAAATAAATTCTCTTATAAGCACTTATAATTATTATCTACAGATGATACGTGATGTTAGTGGATTAAACGAAGCAAGAGATGGTAGTAAGCCAGATGCTAACGCTTTAGTTGGTATTCAAAAAATGGCTGCAGCTAATTCTAACACAGCTACTAGGCATATATTACAAGGAAGTATGTATTTAACTGTTAAAACAGCAGAAGCTATTAGTTTGCGTATATCCGATATATTAGAATTTTCACCAACTAGAGAATCTTTTATATCTAGTATAGGTAGATTTAATGTAGCAACATTAGAAGAAGTAGCCAATATGCATATGCATGACTTTGGCATTTTTATTGAGTTAGAGCCAGACGCAGAAGAAAAGCAGCTGCTTGAAAATAACATACAACAAGCTCTTTCTAGAGACCAAATATATCTTGAGGATGCTATTGATATTAGAGAAGTTAAAAATTTAAAACTAGCTAATCAATTATTAAAAGTACGTAGACGTAAAAAATTAGAGCAAGATCAAAAAATTTCACAAGCTAATATTCAAGCTCAAGCTAATGCTAATTCACAAAACACTCAGGTAGCTGCTCAAATGGAAGTTCAAAAGAACGAAGCTCTTACTGCACAAAAAGTAGAGTTAATACAAATAGAGTCAGAGCTTGAAATGCAAAAAATGCAAACTGAAAAAGAACTTAAGAAAGAACTTATGAAATATGAGTTTGATCTTAATATTGCTATTAAGCAACAAGACAATGATCTTTTAGATAAAAAAGAAAAATATAAAGAAGATCGGAAAGATGAAAGAACTAGAATACAAGCTGGTCAACAATCTAAACTAATTGAGCAAAGAAAAGATCGAAAAGGAGAGCAAGAGTTTGAATCCGCTGGTAATGATACCATGGGTAGCGGATTTAATTTAGAAATGTTTGAACCAAGATAACAAATACCCAACAATTAATTTTATAATATTTTATCATGTCAGAAGAAACAACAAACCAAGAAGAAACTTTGCAGGAAACTGTAGAAAGTCAAACAGAAGTTCAACAAGAAGTTGCACAAGATGATGTACCGAAAAACGTATCAGTTGATGAGGATGGTACTATTAAGATTGACTTAAGACAACAACCAGAAACACAACAAGAAGATGCCGTTCAAGAGCAAGAAACAACAAGCGTGGATGTGGGCGAACAAACCACAAATAGCGAAGAAGTGGACAAAGAAGTACGGGCCGATAACGATGAAAGTCCAGTCGTCGAGCTCGTGCAAGATGAAGAAGTAGAAAATGTTCAAGAAACAATATTAGCGGATAAAATAAAAGATATTCCTAATAAGCTTAAAGAGCAAGAGGAAGACGTAAGTAATACTAGAGAGCTTCCTGAAAATGTAGATAAGCTAATAAGCTTTATGGAAGAAACAGGTGGAACGCTTGAAGATTACATAAGTTTAAATAAAGATTATGGTGCAATGGAAGATATGGAAGTACTTCGCGAGCACTATAGAAAAAGTAAACCGCACTTGGATGAAAGTGAAATTAATTTTTTAATTGAAGATTCTTTTTCATATGATGAAGACATTGATGATGAAAGAGATATTAGACGTAAAAAATTATTATTAAAAGAAAGTATTGCTGAGGCAAAATCAAATCTAACTAGTTTAAAGGGTAAATATTACGATGATCTTAAGTTAAGCTCAAAGTTAACTCCAGAACAAATAGAGGCGGTTGAGTTTTACAATAGTTATAAAGAAGAACAGGATTCTGTTCAGCAGCAGTCGCAAAAACAAAGAACTGTATTTGAAGAAAAAACAAATAATTTGTTTTCTGAAAGTTTCAAAGGTTTTGAATACAAAGTAGGGGATAAAAAATACAGATTCAATGTTAAAGATGTAAACAATGTTAAATCTACTCAGTCAGATATTAATTCGTTAGTTAGCAAGTTTGTTAACAATAATAATGAAATGTCAGACGCAGCAGGTTACCATAAAGCATTATTTACAGCGATGAATGCTGACTCTATTGCTAATCATTTCTATGAACAAGGTCGAGCAGATGCAATTAAAACGCAAATGCAAGAATCTAAAAACATAGATATGGGACCACGGGGAACGCATGAAGCGGTAACCACGGACTCAGGGGTTAAAATTAGAGCTGTTGCAGGAGACGATTCTTCGCGATTAAGAATAAAAATGAAACAATAATTTTAAAACCTAAAATAAAATGGGATTATTTAACACTGGTGGATCGTTTCCTGCGGGATTAACACCATCACCAACTAAAACACTATTTGCAGGTAACTACCTGACATTTGACTCTGCCTCTGGAGGTGGAACTTTTGCACAACAATTCTTACCAGACGTATATGAAAAAGAAGTTGAAAGATACGGAAATCGTTCTGTAGCTTCTTTCTTACGTATGGTTGGAGCTGAAATTCCTTCTGCTTCAGATCAAATTATTTGGTCAGAGCAAGGAAGATTGCATATTGCTTATGATGATGCAACTCTTACTGCTGCAACAAGCGTTGTTGCTAAAGCTGGTCATGCTGTTCGTTTAGGACAGACTGTTGCTATTTCTCAAGGGCTTACAACTGTTAAAGCCGTAGTTACTGTTGTAGCTGCTGGACAATTTACTGTTGCACCCTACACCGCAGAACATCTTGATGATGCAGGCTTAGCTGACGGAACTGCTAAAGTATTTGTTTACGGTTCTGAATTTGCTAAAGGAACTGCTGGAATGCAAGGATCTGTAGATGCTGGTTTCCAACAATTCAGCAATTCACCAATTATTATTAAAGACAAGTATTCAATTTCAGGATCTGATGCTGCTCAAATTGGGTGGGTAGAAGTAACTACTGAAAATGGAGCGTCTGGATATTTATGGTATTTAAAATCTGAGCATGAAACACGCTTACGTTTTGAAGACTATTTAGAAATGTCTATGGTAGAAGGTGAAAAAGCTGCTGCAGGTTCTGGAGCTCTTGGAGCAAGTTACAAAGGTACTGAAGGTCTTTTCGCTGCAATTGAAGGAAGAGGTAATATTTATCAAAACTTTAATTCAGGTGAAGCTACTTTAGCAAACGCTGGATCAGATCGTACTGCTTTACAAGATTTTGATGAAATTCTTAAGAACCTTGACAAGCAAGGAGCTATTGAAGAAAACATGCTTTTCTTAAACAGAGCTACCGCGCTTGCTTTTGATGATATGCTAGGAGCTGTAAATGCTCACTATAATGGTGGATCTTCTTTTGGAGTATTCAACAACAGTGAGGATATGGCACTTAACCTAGGATTTAGCGGTTTCCGCAGAGGATCTTACGACTTCTACAAAACTGACTGGAAATATTTAAATGATGCTGCTACACGTGGACTTACTGAAGATATTGATGGTGTACTTGTGCCTGCTGGTACTTCGACTGTATACGATCAGCAATTAGGTAAGAACATTAAGCGTCCTTTCTTACATGTACGTTACCGTGCTTCAGAAGCTGATGATAGAAAAATGAAATCTTGGATCACTGGATCTGTAGGTGGAGTTTATACTTCTGACGTTGATGAAATGAACGTTAACTTCTTGTCAGAAAGATGTTTATGTGTTCAAGGAGCTAACAACTTTACTTTATTCAAGTCTGTTACTCAATCATAATTACTAATGTAAAGAATGGGGCGTCTCTGGGCGTCCCTGCCTTTACTTTTTATAAATCTTATTATATTATATCATGGCAAAAAAACAATCAATGGACAGCGTTATAGACGCTCCACAACAAGAACAACCTGTTAGTATTAATACACCAAAAACAGAAGTTAAAAAACCAAAAAATACTTGGGCTATTAAAGATAGAACATATGTATTAACTGGAGATAAAACACCAATATCCTTTACATTAGCTTCAAAGCATCACGCTAGGCATCCTTTAATGTGGTTTGATGAAGAAAAAGGTTATTCAAGAGAATTAAGATATGCCTCAAATCAAAAATCACCGTTTAGAGATGAACAAGATGGTTTTTCAACATTAAAGCATATTGTATTTAAAGATGGTTCATTATTTGTATCAAAAGCAGATCAAGCATTACAAATGTTGCTTTCAAATTACCATCCACAAAGAAATAAAACATATAAAGAATTAGATGCTGTGGCTACAGCTAAAGATGATCTTCACGATATTGAAGTTGAAATTCAAGCTTTAGTACTAGCTAGAGATTTAGATATTGATCATGCTGAAGCAGTATTGAGAGTTGAGCAAGGTTCAGCTGTATCTAAGATGACTACTTCTGAAATAAGAAGAGATTTATTGTTATTTGCAAAGTCTCAGCCAGAATTGTTTATTGACTTAGTAGAAGATGAAAATGTTCAATTAAGAAATATAGCGATAAAGGCTTCTGAGGCAAATATAATTACACTTGCTGATGACAATAAAACGTTTAAATGGGCGTTGAATCAAAAGAAAATTATTACTGTTCCTTTTGACGAAAATCCATTTTCAGCAATGGCTTCTTACTTCAAAACAGATGAAGGGTCAGAAGTATTTAATTCTATACAAAAGAAACTTAAATAGTTACCTTAATAGTGGCGTGGCCATCTTAAGGGTGGCCATACTACTATAAATAATAAAAAATATGATCAGCATAGATACGGTTTACCAAAGAGTATTAGCTATTCTTAATAAAGAGAATAGAGGTTATATGACACCGCAAGAGTTTAATCTTTTAGCCAATCAAGCACAATTAGATATATTTGAGCAATATTTTTATGATCTCAATCAATTTAATAGAGCTGGTCAAATTAACAATGAGCACGCTAATATTATTTCAAATATTAAAGAAAAAATTGATTTGTTTAGAGTTGATGAAGTAACTTTAAATTACAATATAAGTTTTGAATTGCCTGTTGATTTATATAGACTAAGTACGGTAACATACAATTCGTTTACAGAAGTTGAGGCTACTCAAAAAAATGAATTAATATATATAGTTAATTCACCATTAACAACTCCCACAACATCATATCCTATATTTTTAAGAACAGGAAATAAAATAAAAGTATATCCAGAAACTATAACTAGTAGTATTACTTGCTCATATATTAAAAAGCCAAGTAGTATTAATTGGACATACTTTGAAGTTAATAATACACCTTTGTATAATTCAACAGCTGTTGACCACCAAGATTGTGAGCTACATGACTCAGAAGAAGTCAACTTAGTTAATAAAATATTAACATATGCTGGTATTATTGCAAAATCTCCAGATGTATACCAAGCTGCTGAGACAAAAGAAAATAAAAAAATAACACAAGAAAAATCTTAATAAATGGCTTTAGCAACTTCTTCACCTTTCGAATATTATAATAGCCTAAATAAGGGAAATTATCAATTTATAACATTATCTGATATTATAAATAACTTTATTGTTTCAAACATAGGGGATGATAAAATAATAAAAAGCGCCAAAAGAGCTGAGGTTGCATTTCATGCTCAAAGAGCAATTCAAGAAATGAATTATGATGTTTTAGGCATTATTAAAACACAAGAAGTTGAAATTCCACCTTCATTATCATTGCCAATACCGCATGACTTTATAAATTATATAGAGCTGGTTTGGATTGACAACGGTGGGTTGCAGCATCCCATAAAAGAAAGTGCTGTAAGTTTTGAGCCTGTTTCAATTTTACAAGATGATAAATATAATTATTTGTATGATGAAGAAGGCAATTTATTGGTGGCTGAAGAATCTATAACAAGGTCAAGGTTTAAAGCCGCAAGAAGTGGCGATTCAAATAGCCAAAACTCAGAAACTAATTTTTTAGAAGAAGGATATGGATATAATGTTGACTACGGTAAAAGATATGGTTTAAATCCAGAAAGTGCAACTAAAAATGGATTTTTTACAATAAATAATAATCTTGGTGTTTTTAGTTTTACAAGCGACCTGACTGGAAAAATTATTGTAATAAAATATTTATCTGATGGTTTATATTCTGAAAACGAAATGAAGGTTCATAAATTTGCAGAAGAGGCAATATATAAAAGTATAGCTTGTGGTCTAGCATCAGCTAAATCAAACTTGCCGGAATATCAAATAAATAGACTAAAAAAAGAAAAAAGAGCAACAACGCGTAATGCTAAAATACGATTAGCTAAAATTAGCCCGGCTGATATTATTCAAACTATGCGCGGTAAATCTAAACAAATTAAACACTAATACATGGCAGAATTAAAGCACACTTTTCAGTCCGGAAGGATGAACAAAGACTTTGATGAAAGGTTACTTCCAAATGGTGAATATAGAGATGCTCTAAATATTCAAATATCTTCTTCAGAAGGCTCAGATGTTGGCGCTATTGAAAACATACTAGGTAATAAAAAGTTATCTAGTATTAATTTAGAAAATGCTAAAACAATTGGAGTAATTGCCCACACTTTAAAAGATAAAATATATTGGTTTATTTGTGCAGATAATATTGATGGCATATATGAATTTGATCAACAACAAGGAACAATATTACCTATACTTATTGATAAAAAAATAACGTTATCTAAGGTATTAACTTCAATAAATGTTGAATCAAATAGTGATAATGAATTAGTACTTGATAATATATTAACAACTGAGTTAAAAGAGCTGTGTGGCGCTTTGCCATTAAACAATGATGATGAAGTATTGGTTAACAACAACCTAGACTTAACCTGTGCAGATCCTTATATTAAACTTTCAATACCTAAAAATTCGGTATTAAGAAAAGAGAATAATAAATATGTATTTAAGAATGTAGAGTATAATGGTCAATCTTATGGTAAGATAGATTTAAGCTTTGTGTATAGCACAGACTCTGTTTTAAATTTTTCTAAAAGCAATTTAATTACAGGTGTAAACATCATTGATGATATGTTATTCTGGACAGACAACTTAAATCCTCCAAGAAAAATAAACATCCCTACGTTTAAAAAGTTTTCTAACACTGTGTACCCAAATACGCCCGGTATTTTTAATACTCAAACAGTAGTAGTATTTGACAAAAAAGACACGAATGGAAATGTTACACAAGGTAATAGAACTTTTACTGAAGAAGATATAAAAGTAGCTAAAAAAGCCCCTTTATTTGCTCCATCTTTGCTGTTAGAAAAATTCTTAGGTAATGGAATTTATGAAATAAATAAAAAAATAAATTTTTACCAGCAATCATCAGCTGGTGTAGCCGGACAGGGTAACAAAGTGATAGGTGTTGGTGATGATCTTACTCTATCTGGTTTAACAACATTACCTAGTTGGAGTGTTGGTAACAGTATAAGATTAACTGGAGATGAAATAAGTGGAAACGGGGAACTAAATAGCATAGGTACTTTAAAGTCTATTGGTGTGGATAGTGCTGTAATAACTATAACAAGTCAAGATAATATACCTACTATTAATGATTATTCTGTTAAACTAGAATTAATAGTAAAAGATCCTATATACGAATTGGAATTTGTTAGATTTGGATATAGATGGAAATATAAGGATGGTGAATATTCTGCATTATCTCCATTTTCAGAATCTGCTTTTATACCCGGCGAATTTGATTATGATGGTAAAGAAGCATTCAATAAAGGAATGCAAAACAACATAAGAAAAATAACATTGTCTAATTTTGATTTAGGAGACGACAATATTGAAGAAATTGAAATATTATTTAAAGAAACAAGAAATCAAAATATATACACATTACAAGCTGTAAAAAGATTAGGTTTTTTAAACAATTATGAAATAACTAAAAAACAAATACATTCTGTATTGCCTAATGATCAATTGCTAAGGAGTTGGGATAATGTACCAAAAGTTGCTAAAGCACAAGAAGTTACAGCTAATAGGATAATATATGGTAATTACAAGCAAAACTATGATATATATAATGAACCTATTTTTGATATATATTTAGGTGCAAGAAGTGATAACTTTAAAAGATCAATAAAATCAAACAGACCATATCAAGTAGGAGTTGTTTATATGGATAGTGATAACAGACACTCTCCTGTGCTTTCAAATCAAACAGGTACAGTTTTTGTTGATAAAAATCAATCTGTTTTTGAAAACTGCTTTAACATATCTTTAAAAAACAATCCACCCGCTTGGGCAAAATATTTTAAATATTATATAAAAGACACTTCCAACGAATATTATAACTTAACAGCTGACAAATTTTACCATGATACCGAAAATGGATATAGTTATATTTCTTTTCCATCTACAGAACGAAATAAAATAACAGATAAAACTTATTTATTATTAAAAAAGCAGCACGGGGCAAATAAAGCTGTTTTAAACACTAACAATAGATATAAAGTTATTGATATATTTAATGAACCACCTGATTTTGTATCTGAAATTAAAAAACAAGTATATAGCCTTTCTAATATACAATTTGGAGCTGGATTGCAAATTGAAACCCCTAAAACAACCAAAGCTGACAATTTAACGCCTACTGAAAATAGTACAAAAATTGTTATTTTAGCCGCTAATAACGGAGATCCTGACAATACACCATTAGGTATATCTAACACAGATAAAGAACAAATTTTAAAAAATAGATATATACAATTTCAAATAGGGGGTCAAACAAGCAGACCATATAAAATAAAAAAATTAAATTATAATAATTTATTGGTTGACGATTTAGAGCTTACTATTGATGAGTCTTTTGGAAATGATGTAAATTTTATATATAACGCAGATGACACATTAAAAGACGGTATATCTATTAATATATTAGAAGTAAAAAACGAAAAAGGAGCAAAGCAATTTGATGGAAGATTTTTTATTAAAATTAGAACAAACGCAACTTTATTAAACTCTGAAGTTTCTTCTAATATAGTAGGAGAATATCAAAATGTAGATTCTTACCAATTAGATGGAAACCATGCCTACAAAAACAACAGACAGCGTTCTAAAAATAATGCAGACGAAAACCCGCAATATCCAATTTGGGTTGCAAGGGGTGGTTTAAAAACAAATGCGTTTACATTAGCTGGTATTAATGGAAAATTTAGTATTCAATTTGAAGAGGCTACTGTAAACCAAGATGAATCAATTATTAAAAAATTTAGTGTTGGAACTAAATTACAATTTGGCACTGATGAAACTATTTATGAAATAAGTAAAGCTGTTTTTACTAAACTTGAACTAAATAATAAAAAGGAAGTATCTAAAGTGTCTTTAGAATTTGCAGACGCAGAGGGTAATAATTTACCTTTAAAAGAGGAGGTGGTGATACCACAGCAGCACGCAAAAGAAAAAGTTACATTAAATATAGTTGAATCGGTTGACGATGAAAAAGCTTTTTTTACTAAGAATCCAGCAATATTCGAAACAGAACCATTAGAATCTATTACAGAGCTTGATCTTTATTTTGAAACAGAAAAAGCATATCCAATTAGTGAACATGGCAAAGTGCAATCATTAAAATGGTATAATACTTTTTGTTTTAAAAATGGGGTTGAATCTAATAGAATTAGAGATGATTTTAATAATATTTATATAAGCACTGGTATTAAGGCTTCTGCTACTTTATCAGAACAATTTAAAGAAGAACACAAGTTTAATGGATTAATTTGGTCTGGAATTGTTAATTCAAGAACAGGCATTAACAAATCAAATGAGTTTAATCAAGCTAATACAATAACTAAAGATTTATTACCATCATATGGTAGTATTCAATTACTAGACGCATGGGACGATCAAATAATTATTCTTTGTGAAGATAAAATTGTTAGAGCTTATGCTGATAAGGATATATTATATAATGCAGATGGTAATCCAAACGTAGTAGCAACTAATAGAGTAATTGGAGCAATACAGCCTTATTCAGGAGAATATGGTATATCAAACAATCCAGAGTCTTATGCTAAATATGGCTTTAGAGCTTATTTTACTGATAAAATGCGTGGAGAAGTGTTAAGGTTATCAAGAGATGGTCTTACTCCTATTAGTAAATTAAATATGTCTTCTTTTTTTAAAGATAGGTTTTTTAGCAAAGGCTGTTATAACTCAAATACAGAGTTAACTGATATTCTTGGATCTTACGATAATTACAATGATTTGTATAACGTTTCTTTTGCAAATCAAGATACGGTTTGTTTTGATGAAAATGTTAGCGGGTGGGTAACACGAAAATCTTTTGTTCCAGAAAATGCAATTTCCTTAAATAATAAGTATTATACATTTGTAAATGGAGAACTTTGGGAACAAGACACTAAGGATGTTCCTTATAATAATTTTTATGATACACAATATAATTCTTTAGTTGAGCTAGAAATTAATGATAACCCTTCAGTTATTAAAAACTATAAAACACTAAGTTATGAAGGAAGCTCGGGATGGACAGCAAATATTGTAACTGATCAGCAAAAATCAAATGATTTTGCGTTTATTCCTAAAGAAAACAAATACTTTACTAATATTCCAGGAGAAGTAAGAACTATTGAAAATGTTGACCCTAAAAATTTTAACTTTCAAGGGGTTGGGCAAGCTTTATCTATAAGCGCAATTAGTGCAGCAAATAATACAAACATTACTTTTGATATATCTCCTAGTGAGACTACATCGTATAAATCATCGCCCAAGATTTTAACAAATACTCCTGGAGCAAAACTGCCTTCAACTGTTGATATAAAAATATTTTCAAAAAATAACTATACTTTAGATGCAAGCAAGTTTAATTTAAAAAATGTTATTGCAACTAATGATGGTGAAGACGTTATTTTAACTTACACACATGGTTTAAAAATTCAACCTTCTGCAAATAAAAGTATAAACTTGGAATTATGCAAAATTAATTTTGCATCTAAAAAAGATATATCAACAACAGGTAACTATGTTTTGAGTGGTAATAATTATACAACAACCAAGGGCAGCGGAAATTATTCTGTTATTGGTAATACTAACGTAATAAAAAATATTACCTCAAGAACAATAACTCCTGCTGATGGTTGGACAATAACAGAGGCTGATATTGCTATTGACAATCCTAATATATTAATAACAAAACAAACAAATAAAGACGGGAGTATAACGTTATTTGAAAAAATAATTATAGGGGAAGGTAGTGAAACAAATATAAATTATACAATAACAGTAAACCCTAAAGAAGAAGTAGTCAAAACCAAAACAATACTTTACTACGATTTAGATGAGTCTAACGTAACACCTAATAACAATATTAGATTATTAGAAGTTTATGGTGATCCTGGTGCTGAATTTGCTTATATATTAACGGATACTTCTGGAGAAATTAAAAAAGAAATTAAACTTACAATGCCCAATTCTGGTGTTTATGAGGACACTTTAATTTTTCCAACCGGTACAACAGACGAAACGTTTAATGTTAAAATAAGCTCAGGAGACGGGACGGTTTTAAGTTCAGATATTGTAGATGCGGTAATATACAGAAAAGCTAAAGCAGCACTATCTTTTACTTTCATATCACAATTTAATGATGTTGTAAGTAACAAGGTAACGCTAAAAGGTTTTACAGGTGATGTAATTAGATCCTCTTTTTCTCAAATTATACAACTTCCTACAGCGGTTTACACGCTTCAAAGACAACCCCAAAAATCTGATATTGTTTTTGATTTAGCTGGAGATAATATTAATATTTATAATCTTAATGCAGTATTAGATGATGTTGCTGATACTTTGACCATTACAGGTGAAATTGAAGTTGACAATATAATTGAAAACAATAAAGGTATATTAACCTTAGATAGTATTATAAATGAACAAATAACATTAACTATTGATTTTTCAAATATAACAACCAACTCATTAGCTACAACAAATTATTCATGGGATCCAAATCCAACAACACATACAATAACAGGTGGTAAAAAACTACCTGCTGAAATATTAAATAGTTATAATTTTACTTTAACTCCAACGGCAGGTTATAGATTTTTAAATTCTATAACCAATGAAAGTTTTGTTTTAGTCAATGCTTCTAATAATAATGTGTTGAGTACTTATGCAAATAATAATGAATTAACATTAAGTATTGATGATGATGGATTAAAAATAGGTTTTGATACATTAAAATTCAATCTTCCTGATTCAACACAAACAATAACTATAAGACCAACAGCGCAAATATCAGAATTAATTACTATTGACTCTTCATATAGCTTATTATACGTTCCTTTAGATAGTGAGGATAGACTATTCGCAAATAAACTTATACTAGGTGAGCTAACGGATGCTTCTAATCAAAACTTTTTATTCCAAAAAATATTTAAAATTGATAGAAAAGTTTCTCAAAATGAAGATTACACTAAAATATTTTCAACAACTGGTCACACAATTAATTTATTAGATAACGAGCTTTCTTTAGCTACGGCGGGAACATACACGGATATAAATGGTAATAGTAAAACAATAACTAGTAACATAGAAATTAATAATAATAAAACGGAATTAACTTTAAATATACTTGCCAATATAAATGCTAATCCTGAAAAGGCTTTAGGTAGAGTAGAGTTTGATTTAGCAACAGAAGAGTCATATCAAGTTATTGAATTGCAAAAAGGTGATTGTTTCTCTACATCATCTTCGTTCAATGCTAGATTGTTTAATATTGATCCTTTAAATGCAGACCCTGCCATAGGTGGTTATTTAACAAAATACACCTCATCTGAAGAAGGAGTAAGTAATGGGGAAGTAGAATTAGAAAATACTTATAAAATAGTTGGAACAGGTTATTTAATTAAAACAACAAAATCGGATCCATTTAGTGTGGATGTAATAAAAGACATTGAAGAATGTAATCTTGATCAAGACGGTGATGGTGTTAATGATGATTTAGACGCATTCCCATTTGATCCTACTGAATCTTCTGATAATGATAAAGATGGGATAGGAGATAATGCAGATCCAGATGATGATAATGACGGATGGTCTGATGCAGAAGAAAAAGCATATGGTACAGACCCTAAGGATCCTAATAATAAACCTTTAGATACAGATGGTGATGGAACGACTGATTCATTTGACACAGATGATGACAATGATGGGTGGAGTGATACAAAAGAAGGCACATATGGCACAGACCCACAGGATGCAAACAGTAAACCTTTAGACACAGACGGTGATGGAAATCCAGATTCAGCTGACACGGATGATGATGGGGATGGAATTAGCGATATTGATGAAATAGCCGCGGGAAGTGATCCACTCGATGCTAATAGTAAGCCACCCGCGGACACAGATGGAGATGGGATTATTGATAGCGAAGACTTAGACCCAACTAGGCCAAGTATAAGCAGTGCAAATGATTTTTCATTTAACACTGACCATTATAGTGATAGTAGTTACAGCCCTAGAAGCAATGGTCAAGTAAGATATTACTACAGAGGGGCTAGTTCTGGGTATATAATACCAAGATTAAACAGGTTGCCTCAAGGCATAGGTATTAGTCTTTTAACTTGGAAGGCTAGAACGGTAAATGCACCTTGGGTAAATATTAAAAACACAACAGGACAAGTTATCGAAGATGATAAAATTCAAGATAAAAAAATATTCACAGAAGGTGATAGTGTTAATTTTAATATTTCTGAATTAACTTCTGAAGACGATAGAGAAGGCAAAATTGCCGTAGATTTTTATTATCAAAATAAATTTATTCTAACAATAGAAGAAGACATAGACCAAAAAGCTGCTGTTTTTACCCCTACCGCTTTAACAAGTGGAGAGGATCTACCCACTCCAACTTCAGCAAATATAGATCAAAGTTCTAAAGCATGCCAGGCTATTTTAAGACCAAGTGCTGGAGGTAAAACTTTTCCTCAAATATTAGAATATGATTTAGGATCAGGCACTGGAACTATAAATATGTATTTTAACGCAGTGCTTAAACCTGATAGATTTGTTGTTGTTTATGATGGTGAAATAAAAATTGACACTGGGTATATAACAAGACATAGAGACGGTTATGCACAAGGTGACATAAATCTTGCTTTAGATGCAAAAAGTATTACTAGAACAAATGTAAGATCCCAAGTTTCTGCTTCGGGTAATAGTGCAAGACCTATTGTGGATGGGGTAAAAAGAAATATTGCTGGAACAGATGTTCATTGGACATGGGAAAAAAGATCAAGTGTTTCAAAAGCATATGTATATGTTTATGCTCCACTAACAGGAACAAACTGGGAGGTAGCAATGTCTTGTCCTAATGAAGACATAGAGCTTACTTTTTACAAAGCCACATCGGGATAAATAAATAATATAAAAATGGCAGATATAACAATAACATTTACAAATACAATAAACCAATCTTTACAGGTTGGTGATATTGTTTATTTTAAACATAATGATGATGTAGCTGAGCTAGGCTTATGCACATCTATATCAGTCGATAGATTAAGCATAGTAGCTGATATGCCTGATACTAACATTAGACCAGAAGCTGGTGATTACTTTATGTTTGGTAAAAATAACGTAATAAATAGTAATGGCTTAATAGGCTACCATGCAACTGTTAAGTTAACAAATAACGCGACTGACTTTAAAGAGTTGTTTGCGGTAAATTCAGAAATAAATATAAGCAGTAATTAATTATGAGCAATGGAATAAGAAAACCTGTACAAACTGTAGCTTCTGCTGGTTTTAATCCTGCGGGGTTACAACCTTTTGAAACTACTGGTCCAACGGCAATGAGTGGAGCAAATATCAATGCAGCTCTTAAGGGGCCCGCTAGCTTAGGCAACCCTCAAAGTGGGATTGGAAAAGCAATTTCAGGCACCGCTCAAAATGATGCTGGGGCTTTTGGCCAAATTGCTGAAGGATTAGCTGGCATAGCTGGAGGGATTGTTGGTGGAAGAGCTAGAAGACAAGAACAAAGAGCTGCAAGAGCTGAATTACAACAAAGACAAAGAGAATATGAATCTTTTGAGTTTCAAGATCCGAGTGCTGGTATGACAAATCCTTATGAAGATTTAACAGTAAATCAACAACAAGCACAGTTTGCTTCTCAACAACAACAGCAAGGTTTATCATCCACATTGTCTGGACTACAAAGCGCGGCTGGTGGGTCTGGAATTGGTGCTTTAGCTCAAACCTTAGCGGCACAACAATCACAAAATTTACAGGCATCATCCGCTAGTATTGGTCAACAAGAGCGAGCTAATCAAATAGCTAGAGCAAGCGGGCAACAAAATTTAGAGGCGCAAAGATCTGCTGGGCAACAATATGTACAGCAACAAGAGTTTGGCAGAACAGAGCAAATGTACAACGTATCTGCAGCAAGAAAAGCAGCGGCTGATGCGGCTAGAAAACAAGCTACTGAAGGTTTAGTTGGAGGAGTTGGAAATTTAGCTGTTGGGGCGGGCAGAATGTTAGCCGGCGGACTTTAAAATAAAATATTATGGCATTAGATACAAGATTAATTGGACAAGCATTAGGTGAAGGACAGCCGGTAGATTTAGCTGGGGCTATTAGACCCGCTGTGGTTAGAGGCGAACAGGCTGTATTAAGAACTAAAGCTCAAGAGCAAAGAAGAAAAGAACTTCAAGCGCAAGCAATTTCACAATTACCACAATTAGATGAAAGTAAAGTTCCTATGCAAATGCGTGAATGGGCAATAGGACAAGCGTTAGAAGCTCGCAATGTTGCATTAAGTGCTATAAGAAATGAAGACTTAGACCCTGTTGAAAAACAAATGGCTATTAGTAATGCACAACAAAGTATAAGTAAAGTAGCCGCTAAAACAAACGATTTTAAGCAATGGATAGCTCAATTTGCTGATACTCAACCAGATGACCTTAGTAAGCTTAATAGTCCTGAATTAATGGAAAGAGTTAATGATATTTACTCTGGTAAGTTTAAAGTTGATGGTAATCAATTTGTATTTGAAGATGGCACCGTAAAAGACTTTAATTCTTTAGTTAACACAAGACATATATCAAAAAGATCGGACGCATACATGTCTCAATTAAAAGAATTAGGAAATGAGTACGAAAAATATGGATTACAGGGGTGGGATGAAACAGCTTTTGAAAATAAAATAGATAATGAATTGGCTAGTGAAAAATATACTGACGCTGATTTAGCTAGTATTGCTGTTGATGAATTAGGATTACCTGAAAGTGAAATTAAAGCAATACAAGATGATTTTGAAGATAATGGTATATTAGACGATGTAGATAAACAATCATTAATTACAAAAATTAAAAATCAATACAAAACTGCTGCTAAAAGTGCTTATGAAAACTCTAGGAGATTGTATAAAGAAAAAACCGCACCTAAGCCATCTACACCACCAAAACCTACGGGAAGGGAAATTGAAAGAGTATTAACATCAGCTGCTGCTCAAGAATATAGTTTAGACATTTCTAAATTTAAAAATGAACTTGGCATAGCTGTTAACCCAGCTGGAATAGCTATTGGTGATGCAAAAGATGCTTCTTTAGATATTGAATCAGATAATTTTCCAAATTTAGTAAACAAATTAGGTTTTAGAATATCAGGCGTATTTAGAGAAAATAAAGAAGATCCAAACTCTAATATACAATCCATAGAGCTTAAAGAGCAAGGTGGTAATAAAACATTTGAAGTTGTTCCCGGTCAAAATACAATAAGCTTTTTAGAACAAGCATTTTTAATGCAGGGTGTTAATAGAATAGAGGTTCCTAAATTAATAAATAATGTATTATACGGAACGTTTATCCCTCCAAGTCAAAAAATAAATACAGATTACGAAGATTAATTATGATTGAAATTTATACTGTAAATGGAACAACTTATAAAGTTGGACCAAATTCAAAAGAAAAATTTTTAAATGATTTTCCCAATGCTACTTTATTAGACGAGCCGGGAAAGATACCTCCTTCGCAGGAAGAAAAGCCGGGTGTGCTTGCGGAGGCAAATGCAACACCCGAAATATCTCTTACGGGATCACCATTGGTGGATACTTCTTTGGAATCACCAAAAACTAGTATTAGAAAAAAAACTAGAGAAGGTGATTTAAAAAGAAAAAAAGAAAAAATATTAAATAATGAAATAGAAGATATTGCAGAATCATTTGAAGCATTTAATTTAGAAGAATTGTCTAATGAAGATCGCTTATATATTCAAGATTTAGCTCAAGAGCAATTAATAAATAATGCTCCAGACTCTCAAAATTATAATTTTACAGCAGAACAAATTGATACAGGCGCTAGAAATATTTTAAATGAAGCAAATAAATTAGCACAAGAAGAGCGGGAAAAAATTAACAGTGTTATTAATATGGACATGTCTGAATCTTTAAGCAATGCTGCTTTAAATGTTGGACAAGATGTTAAAAAAATAAAAAGTTTTTGGTCAGGTGAATCTCCAGCTTTAGACCTAGCTACTGCAGCTGTATATAAGGCTATTTTTGGGCAAGAGAATGTCGATGAATTTGTAGAAAAATATCGCGGAGTGAGCATACCCGTAATGGGGCTTCCTGTTTCATTAACAAAAGGTCTTGGGACTAAAGAGATACTTAAAAGTATACCTAAATTAAAAGCGGAGCAAGAAAAAAGAAAACAAACATTACCTATTATTGAAAGTTTTAAGCAAGGTGAAATTCTTAAAGGAGGAGCTGCTATACTAAGTTCAATGGTGAGTATGGTTGGTTCCGCTGGTTTTGGCGCTGGTACTGTTGGTTCAGGTTTTTATGCGGATTTTGCTGCAGAAAATTATGTAACTTTTAATGAAGAATTAGCTAAAAGAGAAAATACAACTCTTGAAAATCTTATAATTGAAGGAAAAGATAATGCCAAAGCCCCCGTTGCCTTAGCTGGTATACAAGCCATGTCTGAAGTTGTTGGTTTATCATCCATGCTTTCACCTATAAAAAAGAATGGTATAAAAGTTATTTCAAATAAATTTTTAGATTCACCATTAGGTGCTAAAGTATTAGATATATATAGTTCTGGAAAAACGGAATTTATAACAGAAAATTTTCAATTTGGGATTGATGAATACAATAGAGTTTTAGGAAAAACTGGAGACTCCTCAAAAGCAGCATTAGCTATGGTAGAGGGTATGGCATCACAAGAAGGTCTTGAAAGTGGCTTACAGGGATTAGGTGGCGCGGTTGGAATTAAAGGCAGCAGATATCTTTTAAAAGCAGCAAGCAATTTAAGAGCACCTGCTGACAACGAAGGTATACAAGCAGATATAAATGAATTATCTGAATTGCAAAAACAGTATAATTCTACAGAAAGCAAAGTAGGTAAGGAAGGTATACAACAAAAAATTAATGATGTAAACAGCAGATTATCTTCAAGGATTACTAAAAGTAATGCTATAATACCTAAATTAAATAAAACAGAAATTGATGAGGTTAATTCAATGGGTGATCTTGCTAATTTGCAAGTTCAACGCGTTAAAGAATTAAATAAAGAATTAGATGAGGGTAATATTAAAAGAAGTGATTATTTAATTGCTTTAGAAGGTTATAAGACAACTTATATTAACGCAAAAAACAGGATTAAAGGTATTGCTGATACTGCAGAAACTAAACCAGAACAAGTTGTAGCTGAAGAAATAGATACACAAGAACAAACTGCTCCATTAACAGAAGCAGAACAAGCTATACAAAAAATTATAACAAAAGAAAAAGTAGCCTCTAGCAAAGTTCAACAAATTTACAATGATAAAGGTATTGATGGTATTAACGAAATATTTAAAGAATTTAAAGGTATAGTAGATAGAATAGTTGACAAGCGTAGAAATGCACCTAATTTTGACAGAGAATTGCTTACTTCTGAAATACAAGTAGGTAAAAGAGGTATTCTTGATTTAGTTAGGGCATACCCTAAATATGTAAAAAAACAAGAAGCTGCTAATCAACCTGTAGCTCCATTAGCTGGTTTTATAAATAAGCAATTACCTAATAGAGCAATTGAAGCATCTCAAAGAATTTTAGGTAAAGAATTTACACAAGATGTTACTGAGGCTAAAGCTGTTACTGCTACTGAAACTGCGGAAGATATTGTTACACAACAAGAGCAAGTAAAGCAAGAAGTAAAAACAGCATTAGCTAAGGATTTAAACTTAGATGAAACAACTCAAAATGATATTGTAAAAGCTGTTGAAAAAACATTAGGTACTAAATTACCTGCTGTAACAGATAAAAAGTTTAGACAAGCTTTAACTACTGGTTTTAGAAATGAATTAACTAATACATTTAAAACGGTATTTGGTCGTCAAGCATCATACGAGCAATTTTTAAGAGATAATTTTGAAAAAATATATCCTGCAATTCCACAAGAAACTATAAACCGTAATTTTAAAGAATTTAATGAAGCTGTTGTAGATCCTGAAACAGGTAAACAAGTAAGAGAAAAAACGCCTGAAGGCAAAAATGTGTTTAAAAAACGTGATATAACTAAAGCTGAATTTTTAAAATATTTTTTAACAGAAGGAAGTAACAAAGGTGCACGTAAAACTTCATTAGCGAAAGTCTTAGCTGATGAAATTGGATTAGATAATGTATTTGGAGCATTGTCAAAACCTGATATTGTTGAAAAGTTTAAAGCTATTCAAGAGTTACAAGGGCAAAAAGTTCCTAGTAATTTTAGATCTATAATATCACAAGCAATAAATAGAATTGATGATTTAATAACAGAATTAGATAAATTTGAACAAGATAAAAGTATATTAAGATCTGATTTTGGATTAAGTGTTCCAGCTATTAAAGTTATTAAATTATTCTTAAAAAGTGTTAAAGCTGGATTAAAAGCAGGGTTAACAATAGAAAAAGCTGTTTCTAATGCTTTAAAAAATATTGATAAATATTCTAAAGCTGAAAAACTATCGCCACAAGAGCAAACAATAGTTAAAAAAGCTGCTAAAAGTATTCCTGCTAAAGACTATACTTCTAAACCAGCAAAAGATATAATAAATAGAATTGATAAAGAATATGAACGACTATTTAAAGAGGAACAATCAAAAGCTATAGATGAAGTATTAATTCCTTTATATAAAGATAATGTTAAAGATAAAACAAAAGAGCAAAGGATTGAATTAGCAAAAGAATTTTGGACATTATATTGGAGAACTTTTCAAAAAATAAAGGGAACTAATGAAAAAGAAATGTATTCTATTATAAATAATATATTTGGAAAAGATTTTAAATTTACAAATAAATTAGTAGACGGTAAAAAATTTGAACCAAATAAAATTGACCAAACAAAAACAGCTCGCTTTGTTGAAAAATTTAAAAATAACAAAGAAAAAACAATAACTGAACAACATCAACAGGCTGATTATAATTTTGATAAGTTTATTAATTTATTAATTTCTTTAAAAGAAAAATATAATAATAAAGAAATTTCTATTGATAGTGTTTATTTTTTGCTAAAATCTACCGGGGCAGATATGAATAGTGTTGGTAAAAGAATACAACGATTAGGCAATAACACAGATATTGAAGCTTTAAATGCAAATAAACGAATGACTTTAGAGCATAATAGTCCATTCGATTTTACACTTAAAAATATTTTATTGCCTTTTATAATAAATGATATTAAGTCTTCAAAAGAATTAGTAAACATTTTAAAATTACAAAAATTAGAATTAATTGATAAAAACAAAGCTGATAAATTAAATAAGACAAAAGAGTTAAATTTAAAAACCACAATGCCCGATGGTTATAAAATTACAGATGACCCTATAATTAGACTTTTAAAAATATATCCTGACTTAAAAAAAGATGCAGAAAAAGAAAATGCAACATTAAGTGAGGACTTTAATAAAATTATTGAAGATAAAACTGGTATTGCTGCTGATAAAGTTTATAAAAAAGCAAAAGCAGAAGTAGAGGGTGCAAGTAAAGGTAAATGGAAATTTTTTATTCCACCAGGGGCTGAAGATTTTGTAGGATTATTATATGCTACATTAGGCAAGGGTAAATTAGGGGATCAACAGATGGCATGGTATAAGTACAACTTATTAAATCCATATACAGATGCTCTTAATAATATAACTCGTGATCGTGTACAATTAGCTAAGGACTTTAAAGAGCTTAAAAAGCAATTAAAAATTGTACCTAAAAACTTACGTAAAAAATTACCAGGTACTCAATATTCTCAGCAAGACGCAGTGCGTGTTTATATTTGGAATAAGCAGGGGGTTGACATGCTTACCGAAGAAAACGGTATGGACAAAGCTGATTTAGACCAATTAGTTGATTTTGTTGAAAAAGATTCTAATCTTTTAAAGTTTGCAGATCAATTAATGGAAATAACGCAAGGAGAGTATGCTTCTCCTGGTGCAAAATGGTGGAACTCTGGCACTATTGATGCAGATTTATTAAAAACATTGAGCACAACAAGAAGAGCCAAATATTTAGAACAATCAGGTTGGACAGAAAATGTAAACGCTATATTTTCAAAAGAAAATTTAAACAAGCTTGAAGCTGCTTATGGTAAACCTTATAGAATAGCCTTAGAAAACATTCTTAAAAGAATGAAAAGTGGTAGAAATAGAAGCTTTGGCGGAGATGCTTTAACTAGTAGATTTACTGATTGGATTTCCAATTCAATTGGTACTATTATGTTTTTAAATTCAAGATCTGCGGTACTTCAAACAATTTCTGCTGTAAATTTTATAAATTGGAGTGATAATAATATATTAGCCGTTGCTAAAACGTTTGCAAATCCAAAACAATGGGCTAAAGATTTTATGATGCTCATGAACTCACCATTCTTAATTGAAAGACGTAATGGTTTAAAAATTGATGTAAACGAATCTGAAATTGCAGATCTAGCTAAGACGTCTACTAACAAAGCTAAAGCAATTATGGGCCAACTATTAAAAGCTGGTTTCTTGCCCACACAAATTGCAGATAGTTTTGCAATCGCATCAGGAGGGGCTAGTTTTTATAGAAATAGATTTAATTCTTTAGTTAAAGAAGGGTATACAAAAGAAGAAGCTGAAGCGATAGCTATGCGTGACTTTAGAGAAACAGCAACTGAATCTCAACAATCTTCCGATCCTTCACGTATTAGTCAACAGCAGGCGGGGCCATTAGGGCGCATTGTATTGGCTTTTGCAAACACTCCAGCCCAATATGCTAGATTAACTAAAAAAGCTGTTCTGGATATTAAGAATGGCCGTGGTGACCTTAAAACAAATGTTTCTAAGATTATATATTATATGGTTGTTCAGAACATTATATTTACCGCTTTGCAGCAAGCATTATTTGCTGTTGCTTTTGGTGATGAAGAAGAAGAAGAAGATGAAATGAATAAAAAATATATTCGCATGGCTAATAGCATGTCGGATAGTATTTTAAGAGGATTAGGATTTGCTGGTGCTGCTGTTTCTGTTGCTAAAAACGTAGCTATTAAAATAGCGCAAGAATCTGATAAAAAATCACCTAAGTTTGAAGAAGCTGCTTGGAAGTTACTTGAAATATCACCACCAATAT